CCGGGTAGGCTGATGACTTGCGCTGTAGGCGCAGGAGCATTTAACTTTGAGGCAATGAACGCTTCAATCGCATCGAACTCAAATAAGCCTGAACCTTCTGCCAGTATCTTGACAGGCTTAGGTGGATCGAACTTTAAGTTTACCGTGCCCGGTATGCGCAAGACACGCGCAGCATCAGCCGTGCAGTTCCAGTCGATCTCTAAGCCTTCTTGCTTGCATAGGCGTTTGAAGCTTTCAGCTAAGGGTTTCCACTTAGCCGTCTCAACGTCTTCCGTAAAAGGCCAGTAAATGTGATACCCCCCGCCTGACGACACCACAATAGGCTGACCCAAGTCACGCATGCCGGTCTTAGCCATAAATGCTTCAAAGGCTTCAGCCGCTTCTTTGCGTGACTTGTAAAGCTTCTTGCCGCCTAAGTCGAGGTCAATGAACAACGACTTTAAATGCGTGGTGTTATCAGCCGTGCGTGACCCCGTCTCCTTAAACGAGGCCAGCGCAAAGTAAACATCTCTTGAACCTGTCCACTTGTCTGCGATAGTGATTAACTCATCACGTGTATCGACAAACAAATGCTCTTTCTTTTTGGTGGTGAACTCAGCCGCACAGTAAAGACCTGAAGACGGGAGTACCGCCGCTAGAAAATCAAGCGGTTGCATACCAACTCCCAGTTATTATTGTGCGGGCTCGGCTAACTTATCGAGCGCTTTCTCATACCGCTTGAGCAGTTCTTCTTGATAGTTTTTAGGCAACTCACCCATCACTAAGATTTGCAAGCAAGTTCTAAAAAATTCTTCGTCGGTCAGTTGCGTAGGTTGAATTGAGTACATAGCGTTCTCCATGCGTCGTCGGTTTGGCTCACCTTTTTTAATGTGTCGATGATCGTCGTAACGCGATCTTTGTACGCTGAGGTGACTTCGGTTGAGCCTGTAAACCAGTTGTAAACGGTTTGTCGAGTTGCCCCTGTTGCCATAGCAATACGTTTTACAGATATGTCTCGCAACATAGCCCAACGGGCTAAATCGGTGCCAAGGGTTTTGGGGGCGTTTGCAATTATTGCTTTAGTTTTTTCAGAATAGGGCATAGTTTTTTGGGTACTCACGCTAGGCGTTTTCCCCACTCGTTACTTAATCGTCGGTATCCCAGTCTGCCACAACTGAAGCGAGGTCGCTTTTCTTAGCGGCGGGTGGAGCGGGTTCTTCCTTGCGAAGTTCAGGCTCGTCAACCTCATCAGCCTCTTCTTCTTGAGCCTTGGAAGGCTTGGCTTTCTTAGCGGCTGGGGGTTTACCCTCAAGCACCGGCATGACAGGCTTATCAAGCTTATCCATTTGCGCCACAGTCATGGTGACTGCCCGCTTGGCCTCTTCCGACTGACCCTTCTCAACAGCCGTTACATGCTCGTCGTCTGTTAACCAACGCAAAGGCTTGAAGAACAACTTAGGCGATTCTTTCTGAGTGTCGAACTTCATGCGTGTCACAACCATCTCGGGGCTGATTGATTGCGCCGCCAAGAGCCTTGCATACGACTGCAAAGGGTGGTTGTCGCCTTCAGCCTTACCAAAGATAGAAGTGGCTGGCAGTTGAAGCTGAAGCACATCACCGTTCAAGTCGTTGGCAAGAACAACTGCTAGACGCTGATTAAACCGGCAGGCCCGTGACTCGCCTTGACCTGAACCCTTGATGTTCTGTGGGCAGGTTGCGCAAGTTGGAGACTGCGGCGATGCAGCAGAGGCATCAGGCTTATCACCATCGGCTGACCAGCAGTCAGGGGGAGCGGGATTCTCAGGATCCCATGCGCCAGCGTAGAACGTGCGACTAATCTTCTCAGCCGCATTGACAACCACTACGTCAAGGTAACGCTCGTCAACAGCCGCGATCTGCTTGCCCTCGTGGATTAAGCGGAACACACCGCCTTTAATTGATATGCGCTTACCGCCACCCCCGCTACCACCCCCAGCAAGAGATTTAGCGAGTGAAGACAGCTCACGGTTTTTAGCAAACGCGGGCAGGTTGCCCGTTTCAAACATAGTCATCTCTGACATGGACTTCTCCTTTTACTTAGAAGTAGGTTTGCGCACAGTGATGGCGTACTCACTGTCCGAGTTAAGGCCCGGTGGTACAACGCCAGGGTTTTCTTCAAGAAACTGCTTCATGTTTAACTGTGCAATACGTTTCTCAAATAGGTCGAGCACCTGATGTTCAAGCACAAAAGATTTGAACGCGTCCCAGTCATGCGTGGAGTAGCGTGTCTTTTGCGACAAGATGATGGTGCCCTCGTCGGTGCGAACGCTCTTCAGACCTGTTTGTAGCATGTGGTCTTTGATGGCGTTGCTGACTTCTTGTTGCGTGGTTTTGAGCCCTTCGACTTGCGTCTCGTACTCAGTGGTCAACTCTTGTATGCGGGTGCGGATCTTACGGTACACCTTAGCAAGCTTATCTAACGGTATGGTTTCTGGCATTTGACGCTCCTTGTTTTTTGATATGTTGTCAAAACTTTTACTTCATGTCAAGCACTTCTTCGTACAACTTCACTAAAAGGTTGTTGTCTTCCACTCTCTCGGCTAGGCGCTTGAACATCTTGCGCTCTATGTCACTGCCTTGAATGTGGATGACCGTCACCTTGTCGCTTGTCTGCCCTTTCCTATCGGAACGAGCGCAACACTGGATGTAGGTTTCCGTTGACATCACAGGCCCCCAAAACACAACCGTGTCAGCGGCGGTCAGCGTAACGCCGTGAGCGGCGGCTTGAGGTTGAATCACCAGCACACGCGGGTCAGCTTCTTCTTGGAACTGTTTAAAGATTTTGGTGCGCTTACTGGGCGATACGTCACCGTGAATCAAAGCGTATGCTACGTTATTCTTTTCTAAATACGTTGCTATGGTGTCAATACTGTGGCGGTAGGGGGCAAAGACTAAGACCTTGCGGTCTGTCTCTTCAAGCACCTCCATCAGCACAGATAGTCGGGGACTACAGTCAAACTCAACAACTTCGGAGTTGTCGGTGTAGGCAGCTCCAGCACTAATCTGAAGAAGTTTATTAACTTCTGCTGCTGCGTTGATCGCCGTGATAGTTTCACCTGCCGCCTTAACGAGCATCTGCTCCTTAAGTATGGAGTAATACTTTTTCTGCTGTGGTGTAAGGGGTACATCTCTTGTCTCCGTGATAACAGGGGGTAGGTCAAGGCACTGTGCTTTTGTAAAACGTATTGCAGGTTGAAGTGCCTTGTGTATTTTTTCTTGAGCATCAGCCTTTGGCGTCCACTTGAACATAGTTAGCTTGTTCATCGTGGTGTCACGCCACGCTGTGGCAAACTTCGGCACGCCTAGTGGGTTGACTAGTTTAGCCAAGCCGTACGCATCGAGGGGTGATTGTGAAGCTGGGGTACCCGTCATCATCCACAGGTACGTGTTGGGTTTAAGAATCTTGTGCAATGACTTCCAACGTTTTGTTGACACGTTCTTGTACGCATTGGCTTCGTCGGCAATTATTAAATCAAACCGACCATCGTTAACAATCTCGTCGGCGATCAAGTTCAACCCATCGTAGTTTGTAATGACAAACTCGTAGTTACCCTGCACCATCTCAATACGGCGTGTGGCCTGTTGATGGTGCGCAACGATAGCGCTCCGATGAATGACGCTGTTGCTCATGTCGCCCATCCAAGCCGACTGCATGATTGACACAGGGCACAGAATTAAACAGCGGCGCACCTGCCGAGTTTTCATAAGGTAGTCAGCGGCCCACAATGCTGATAGCGTCTTACCAGTACCGGGCTCAGAGAATACAAAAGCCTTGCGGTTAAAAGTTAGAAACGCCGCTGTCTCAACTTGATGCTTCATTGGCTTGTAACGTCCGGGCCAGTCGTAGCGTGCGGTTATCGGTGACGGTACGTTTCTAACACCTAGGTTCTTCAACACACGTGCTTCGTCAAGCCCCCAGCGTATGGCTACTTCATAGATGCCGTTACTTTCCCCAACAACAGCGAACTTTGGAATGATGCTGTATTTGTTAGGGTTGCGCGTGCGCAGCACTAACGCTTTGTTTTCTACGATTTGCATGACGCTCCTCTTTTAATTGTAGTACTTCAAAATACCCTTCTTTATCTAACCCCATGTGGTAGTCCAACCAGTTTGTTTTCTTTAGCGTGTCGGCTACCCCGTGCAGTTCTTTAGGTAAAGCGTTAAACCTTACCCACGCATACGCATAGCGCAGGTACCACAGGTCAGCAAGTTCCTGTGGAGGGATTAAATTCATCTACCGTTATCTTTTTGGTTGGCTACTTTACTTCTAATACGCAGGTTGTTACGAACTGATTTGCCACCTTTACGTATTGGTGTGACATGGTCAATGTCTTTGCCTTCTCGGGCGTCGGCCTTT